TCATTCGGACGCCTCCTCTTTGTCTACGTTAAAAACCGCTAGGGCCGCGTCTATCTCCGCTTTCAGTTCGGATAGGATTTCGGATTCCCGGCCGGGATGCAACTGGAGGAAACCGTTGATTACGTTCTTAATTTCGGAAACCGGCTCGCCTGCATTGACGAGGATTTCGAGTTTATGCGTGATTTGCGCCATGTTTACGCCACCTTTTTCGTAAATTAAAAAGGCCGCCTACGTAATGTAGACGACCTGTAAACGCGTGTTAATGTTAGTTAATTTGGGAAGCTTTTAGTTCTGCTAATCTCTTTTCAAGTTCTGCTTTTTCTTTCTCTTTTGCTGCCAATTCTTCACGAATTGCAGGCTTCTCAGACTCTGGAGTTCCCGAAACTGGGTTTAAGCGGAGATTCAATGACCAAATGTCTGCACCCAGGAATGAGATTTTCGTCTCAATTGCTTTAACATTCGGCTGCTCCTCTTCTGTCGGAGAGACTCCACTCTCTTTTTTATCAGGAGAATGAGTATTCAAACTATCCCCTCCATTACTCGCTGTTTTAGGAGATTCCAAATAAACTTTCCCGTCCTTGTACGTCACTTTATACCCAGCAGTCTCGTAAACCCTACGTATAGGAGCGAGGCTGGTCCCGTCTACTATTGCCGCAGTATCAAACGGCATCCCATCAAGAAAAACTGCCGTCTCGCTTGTAACTTTCTTTCCGACGTAACTAAGGGAGTCGGCCGCAGCCGTCACCGATAATGTTAACGCTGCTCCTACAACTACGCCTACTACGAATTTTTTCATAGCGACACTCTCCGTTCGTTTGGTATATTTACGTAAATTATACCATCAACCGCCAAGTGCCGCTACTCTCTGTTGCAAATCGGATATTTGATAGGCCTGCAGCGCCCAAGCGTTGCTTAATCCGGATAGTTCCTGTTGAAGTGAGCGGCCTGTCAACTCTTCTACTAATCGGGACCAACTTGGGACAAACACAGAATTACCCGAGCTGGGGCTTAGTCTAATAGCTCTAGCTGAATTAATGAATAAGTCATATCGGGATGATTGGAGCATCAATCCGTAACCTTGTATGAAAGACAAAATCCCGGAAAGCTGACCGTCACTGGTCAACAGGAAGGTGGGCGATCCGGTAAGACTCGGACTTATAGCGATAGACTCACTGGCGTTGAGTGAAGCCGTAAGAAGGTTTCCGCTTGAACTTAACTCAATCCGGGGATACTGTCCGTAGTCCTTCGTCTGAATCAATGCCCCCGTAATAACTCCGCCTTTAACCTCCGCTCCGTTAATGATTCCGCCATTGATGACCGCAGCCTGCAATGTACCGGAAATCACTACGTCCCCGCTATCGTCAAGCCATATCGTACGGTCGCCATCCTTGTTCAGCACAATTAAACCATATTCACCTGGCTCATACTGCCCGAGCATGACACGCTTTCGGTTCATATCGTCCGAAATGGTAATGCCGAAGCCGTCCGCAATCGTAACGGAATCGTCGTATTTCTGGCCTTTTAATACGGATTGCTTGTTCGTAAAGGATATCGCCTTCCGGCTGCCGACCGTAGCCTGGAAGATATAGTCCGTATCCTTCATCGGGCGGAAGTTCGCTAGGGTGACGCGGCCCCGCTTTGGTTCGAATGGATACCGCTCGTATTCTATGGCCCGGGCATCAAAGGCATAGCCTAAGTCATCGTCATAGACCGTAACTGTATCGCCAGCTTCCTGCAGCCGGAGCGGTTCGAAGTCCGGGTCGATCTTTTCGAGCTGAACGTAGTCGATGTTATAGGAGACGTTCGGCAGTTCGTACTTAGCAAGGTGCTTTTTCATCTCCGCCAGCAGCTGGGATTGTACTTCAATCTCCGCAAACTCAACCTTCGCTTCAAACGGATTATTCGGGTCAAAGTATTGGCTATCGATATACTTTACGGGATGTCCCGGTAGCCCTTCGATAGTAAGTCCGTTTTTCCCGTAACCGTATAGCCGGGTTATGCGCTCCATTGTGTGGGAGTTACGCTGGATACCCGCCAAGTTGTGCCGGTACCGGACGGTGGTTCCCCGGTTGGCCCCTTTACGGGTGGTCAGCGTGATTTCGTAGTTATCAAACGATAGTTCCGCCTCATAGAGCTGCCGTAGCGTCTGGAGCAGACTGAATCGTTTATCCTCGCCCCAATCAAAAATATCCTGTTTCGAAAAATTCCCTTCCGCCACAAAAGAAAACGGAGTGCCGGAGCCTAATAGCCCCAACATCTCCGTTATGTCCTTCGCCGCGGCAAAGTCGATATAGCCATCGTAAAAATAATTACCGAGATCAAACGCTACATGATGCGCCTCTACTCGCTTATACACCCGCAGCCCTTCGCGGACCTCGTCTACCCGCCGGATCGTGTACCGCTGGCCCCGCTCGATGTCCGGAGGGAACCGGATTTCAGCGTCTTCCCGGAGCGCGGCGTAACGAATACCGTCGTCGGACATCCGCGGATACAGGAATGTTACGTAATTCTCCCCGTTAACTATTTCCTTTACGCGGACTTCCGTGGCGTCCGGCAGCATCAGGCGAACATCCGGGGCCAGCGGCGTATAGAGTTCGAGGCGTGAACGGAATTTTATGGACATCTTATCCTCCTACTTCGACTTTGTTTAATGCTACTTTGGGCTTCATAAAGATATCTCCATATCAAAGCTAGTACCAAAAAGAATATTTCATTGACCATAAATGAGTAAGTAGACATCATGAACGCTACTGCGGTAAAAGTGAAAATGAGGTAGCCTTTATCATTTAGCTTTGATTTGTTTTTGAAATAAGTTATAAAGACAAGTATAAATATCAGACTATAGAGAAATAAACCAATAAAACCACCTTCAACCAGTGCTTCCATGTATGTGTTATGCATGTAAATTGCATTTCCGTATTCTGCAATAACATGTGGACGATAATTTCCTATACCAACTCCAAAGAAAGGGTAATTACCTAATAAGGCAAGCCCTTTTTCCCATATGTCAATGCGTCCGCTCCCTGCGTCACCATTCATAAATCGTTCCAAAATCAGTTGAATAAAATCAATTTTAAATAAGATTTTTACAAAAAGATTTAATGCAACAACCGAAAAACCTACGCCCACAATCATCTTTATTTTCTTGCTCAGACTCAGCGTAATAAACATTAACAACAAACCAAGTACAACTGAGATAATACCGCCCCTTGATAAAGAAAATAACATTGTAGCCGAGGTTAGTAAGAAGCCTAATTTAGCTCCCTTTTTATCCAAATGAGTAAGGTAGTAAAAAAAGAAGATAAAATTATAAAAACAGAATATATTCGGATCGCTCGTTAAGCCTATCAGTCTAGGGAATCCTCTATCCATAAGTACTCCTAGTTCGCGAATTTGATTACCGCCTATATATCCAACCTTTAAAATTCCTAAAATATATAGTAGCACAGATAGACCATTGAAGATAAAACCACTAATAAATATAGCCTTTTCAATCCCGTTAATACTTACCAAATGCATAAAATATTTTATAACAAAATAACAGAAAATTACTAAAAACACTCCAAAAATGAATCTAAGACTTGCTGCTGGATACTTTGCAAATATGCCGGTCGTACAATAGTAAGCAAAATAACAAAGCAAAGCTATCTCGTATTTAAAGAGGGAATGTGTAACAAAAGTTTTTACGGACAGGACAAATAACACTGCAGACAGTAGCATGAATGGTTTTAAGGCAAATCCTAAATCAACGTAATAGAAACTAAAACAAATAGACAAGATAATTAAAAATAGTGGGGTTTCTTTGTATTCTCTTAATGGTAGTATGTTCATGACTATTCTCCTATTTTTTTTACAAACAACCCCACTATAGTAACATAGTTGCGAAATTATGCCAATCTTTCAATGCTATAAAAGTTCCAGACACTTAGGTTAGATGGATCATATACATTCACTGTTTTTTCCCCGCCTAACACTCTTACTGATACTCTTATACCAAGTAAATTTTGCGTTTCTATTACTACAGACCCGGAAAGCAATAGACGGCCGTTTACATCCCTTTGTGACCCAAGCTTTTCGTCTACAGTATATACACGCGCCCCGACACCCGTCTCTTTGACATATAGAGCGCAATTGGTATGTGCTTCTTCTACCCCTGACAATCGTACCGTTACGTTTACTCTAAACCTACCATTTGTAATCGGTGTAAAGAGTCCAGTTAATGCGTCTAACTCGCCATATGGATTAGATTCAAGACCCGCTACTCCCCAAGCAATGTTGTACTCTGTTCCGTCACCCGTTATGTTAGGGATTGTGCCGGATAATTTGCCGGTGGTAGCCTCTGATCTATCAAGATATTTCTCTCTTTTATTTACCGCAGAACGTTTAGCCCATGTTGAGTTAGATGGATTAAACCAATATCCAAAACGGGCATGGATGAAGTCAGGCAAAATATCATTGCCTGACATGATGACTGTTGTTGGTACATCCGCATCAAATCGTACAAAAGGGGAATTGTTATTAGTTAAGAATCCTCCTTTGCTCATATCACAATTTATGATTCGCATCATTTTACCGCCAAGGACCTGTACCTTTCCTTTAATTAAACATCCGTCGAACGTGAGTGACCCGTCATTTCTCAGATGGAAAGGTCGATCTACAGCAAATGATTCTGTATAGACACCTTTAAGTAGTAAAGTTCCATCCCGAGCATCTACTCCGTCACGGAAGTTTTCAATTACCCCGCCAATGAATGCATTGTTTTTTCCGTTGATATGAAGGACGGCCATCTTGCTATTAGGGTCACTTAGGTTACTTCGTATTTCGCAGCCATAGAAAAAGTTGGCATTGCTATCAGGGTCTAAGAAAGAAACGCCATCAGCAGTCCGAAAGAACTTACAATCGTGAAATGAATTAACCCACGATCTTCCTATTTTTATCGCTGTCGTATCTTTTATAAAGCCGCCTTCAATCCAAAGGTTTTTAAATGTATTTAACTGAGAGTTTTCTGATAATTCTATCCCCACTTGGCCCTCTTCGGTTAGCAGTATCTTTAAACCTTTTATTATACAATACAAAGCTCCCAACAATTGGATACCTGTGTTTCCCTGGCCAATAACCTGTAAGGTCGCACTTCCGCTAATAGTCAATCCGCGAGGTATAACTAAACCGGTTACTCTGTAAATTCCATTAGGTATTAAAACAACTGGTTTATTGTCTAACTCACCGGACCAACCTACATCAACCGCAGCATCAATTGCCGACTGTATAGCATTTGTGTCATCATGTGTCCCATACCCATAAGCACCGTATTCCAACACATTAAAAACTCTGCGATTAATCCAACGCTGATCAGCTTTATCCAAACGTCCTTTCAGAGTTGCATAATTTTCATCAAACGGCGTGCTATACCTTGCCGCCGCTGCTTCTGGCCCGCTATCTCCTTCAACTACCAGTTGATCAATCGTTTTCTGTACCGAGTCAATAGCTAACTTTACATTACCAGCGACAACGGTTCCATCATACGTAATCTGTTGTGCTTCATGAGCTGTAACGGATTGTGCGTGTGCCAAGTCCGCAGCTTCCCGCTGTTGAGTCTCCGAGATCAACCCGTCATTTAGTTTCGTCGTATTACGATTTATCTTCGGGTATGCTGTCCCGATTGTATCCGGCGGATTCCCGTTATCCGCGCCTTTAATCAACTCAATTTCCGCCATAGTTTCGCCCTCCTATAATGATTTCGTCCGGAAGCGGAATGTCACCGTACAATTAATACCGGTGCCACCGATTACAACCGGAGATGTCCCGGCAGGTAACTGTCCGTAATCCCCTGACGCAGGTACCGGAACCCCGTTTCTCAAACTCAAGTAACGACTAAAGTCGATAGCCAGCGTACCGGACGTTTGCTGCCCAAATGTGAGTGTCTTGCCGCCTAGTGTAACCGTGAGCGTTGTAAATGATCCGCTAATCTCAAGCACTGGCCTAACTGGCTCAGCCCCGAAATTATCCACGTTAAGAGTCGCAAGGCCATTAACCGCAAAGGTGTACGATGCATCAACGGAAATCTCCGTATCCACTAGGACGGCGCTGTCTACTGTTATGGACTCGACCGAGTACGTGGAATATCCGAACGGATCGTGACATTTAAACGTAATCGTGAGTACACCGTAACCAACGATAAGCTGCTCAATACCGAATCGGCCTGTAAGCTTGGCGTTGTATTGGGTATCCGGGACCTCGTCAAATATCAATGGTCCGGCGCCAGAATCAACCGGAGACAACCACGACAATATCTTTGATTGCCGCCGCTTGAGCGATTCTCCATTAGGAATAACGTCAATCTTCACGGTGATTTCCCGCGTGCCCCACTCCGCGCCGTAATCGTACTCGCCAGGCCGCCCGGCGACCGTCTCCGCATACTCACGCAGTTCCGGCGTGTTAACGGTATAAGAAAGGAGCCGCACGCCCATTTCCGAGCAATGCCGCCCCCTATACGTAAATCCGTATAATCCGTCCAATTACCTCCCTCCTCCGTCACTCAAAACCTGCCGTAGCAGCTCAGCAGATTTAGCGTTCGCATTTCTCCCGTATGCGTCAAGGTCGACGTTATCTTCGATTACCGGATTCGTGATTTCCATAGCGACCATTTTTTCGATATGGACCGTATTGCCCGGCGCAGCAGAACCAGCCTTGCTGCCGACAATCTGCGTAATCTGCTGCGGAGTCAGCACAGGCTCGCCTCGTCGGAGTATCGCTGTCAGCTCGTCAGGCATCAGTCTTTCGCCGGATGCAAACGGCTGCTCACCCGCAATACCTCCCGTATGATAGAGCGGTACGCCATCCTTGTACCAGCGGCCCTGCTTGCTGTTATACGTGGCCCCGATCTGCGCTCCAAGTCGCTGATTCTCCGCTTCCAGGCGAGCCTTTCCGGCAGCGTCTGCCGTCTTCCATGCATTAGAATTGGCCTGCATCTGGTAAACGGTAGACTGTGTCAACGGATCGGCCGGGACTGCTGCTGCATTTATCGCAGCCATTTCAGCCTTGAACCGTTCCATTTCCGCTTTAATCTTGGCGTTCGTATCCACAAACGCCTTGAATCGCTCGTCCTCGGTCAATCGATAAATCGAAATGAAGTCCCCGTTAAAATTTTCAATGGACGACTTTAAATCCGCATACCACGAGTCGATGTCCGCTTTCTGCTTATCCATCGCTGCCAGCTTATCGTCCCGCTCCTTTTGTAGCGCCCGCTTGTTATCTTCGATATCCATCTTACGGAGCTGCTCTTGGAGTTCCTCGTAACGTTTACGGCCCTTCTCGGACGTAGCATAGCGGTACTTCTCCGCCTCATCCTCGAGCTTCTTTCGATCGCGTCCCCGTTCGAATTCGTCGATAATCCGAAGCATTTCGTCGTAATGGTCCTTGACCGCCTGCTTCCGGGACTCTAGCGCATCAAGCTCGGATTTCCGTTGTTTATCGATTGCATCCGTAACAGACTTCGTAAGCTCTTTCGTGGACTTCTCAGCGGCTTGAGCGGCAGCTTTCGCGGCCTGTTCGTCCTGTTTACGGAGATTCATCCGCGCATTGAACATCTCTTTGTCTGCTCGCTTATAAAAGTCCGAATCCTTTTCGTAGCGATTACGGACTCGTGTCCACGCCGCAAGCTGCATGTCGGTGATTTCCCGTTCGGAAGCGCCCTTTTCCGTTAGCCGCCGCGTTTCCATTTCGATCCATTCGGAGGAAGAATCGAATTTCTCACGAGCAAGCCGTTCCGCAGCCCGCTTCGCATCCTCGCCGCGTCTCTTCTCGTCGTCGGCCCGTTTCTTGTCGGCCGCCGCCATCTGATCGGATAGCTGATTACGGCGTTTCGTGGCGTCGATCCAAAGCGTGTCATACTTCTGATAACGGTCAGCCAGTTTGTCCAGCGCAGCCAACTCCTGCTCCTCGGACATACGGTTCTGCAAGCGCATCTTTTCGATGTACTGTAACGAGGCCCGATACGCTTCCTGTGCGAGCTGTTCAGCCGATTTCTCCTTTTTGCCCCCGCCGGTTTTCCCTTTTCCGGGCTTTTTATCCTTACCGGTGCTGATCGTTCCTGATCCCGTACCTAATCCGCCGCCCGATCCGCCCGCATTCCAAGTCCCGTTTTGGATTTTCGCCAAGTCCAAATCAAATGCGTTAATTTCTTTTGTGTACGTATCAACTTCGCTCTCAAGACGCTTCCGGTCATCTTCGAGCATTTTCTTTACGGTGTCACTAAGCCCAAAAGCCCCACCACCATCAAGTCCATACGGATTCTTAACGCTAACATCAAACGACTGCGCCTTGGCTACCCGTTGTAGGGCTTCAAGCTGCTTCTTCGCGTATTCCAGCTTCTTCTCCGTTTCAATACGCCAAGCTTCGGTGCGTGACTCAGCACTGTTCACTGTATCTTGTACGGAGTCCTTTTCGGCTTGAATAAGACTACGAACATACCCCTCATTCATAATCATGAGACGTCCGTTATCGTCCAACTTGGCATTAAGGTCCGGATAGTGGTCAGACAGTTGCTGAATAGTACGAGTAAGCTCGGCCTTTTCGTCCGCCGTAAGTGACGCTTGCTGCGATAACTCTCGGTACCGATCTAGTAGCTTTTCGGACTGTATAATCTGCTCCTGTTTAGCGGCAGCTTCCGCCAACTCTTGTCGTAACAGCTCATGTAGAGCCGGAATCGATTCGTTAATCTGTCCGTTAAGTTCCGCGATCCGCTCCGCCGCTTCCTCCGGAGTTTTTACGTCAAACGTATTTCCCAATTGCTGCTCGACTTTCATCAGCTGGATTTCCAACGTTTTAAGCTCGCTGGATTTACCGGCAATTACTCGCCAAGTCTTCGCCCAAAACCCGTCCGGCTGCGCCTCCTCGATCCTCCGAGCGAGGTCCGCTTGCTTTTCGAGCAATCCGTTTAATTCTTCGATACGGTCTTTTAACGTGTTTACATCGTCGGCTGTACGTTCGAACGGGGCTTTTGATAGTTGCGCGTTGAATTCCGCCTGTGCTTCGGCGGCCTCTGCCACTTGCGCTTGATAGCCCGCGAAGGCAGCTCCGAGCGAACCAACGGCTACCGCCAATAATCCGACCCACCCAAGCGAGAGATTAGCGACTCCGGCCGCAGCAGCGAGGGCTTTTAAGGACGTAACCATTGCGTAAATAGATATAGTGATTAATCCAACGGCTCCGGTTACCGCTGGTAAAGTAATGAGGAATGTCCTCATACCTGCGTCCATCTCGTTAAATCCGAGCAAGGTCCTCGTAACCGCCTCCGCCGCCTGCCGAAGTATTGGAATAAAGTCGTTACCAATCGTAATACCTACGGCCTCCAACGCGGATTTCATCTCGGTTACGGCTCCGTTAAACGTGTCCATTTGCGTTTCCGCAATCCGCTCGGCTGTCCCGCCTGCATTACGGAGTTGTTCGGCGAATTCGTTGAGATTATCCGCGCCTGCGTTTACCAACGTTAGCAATCCGGCAGCGGCCTCCGTACCTGCGATAAGAGCCGCGGCCTCCGTTTGCGCAGCCTGAGTTAATCCTCCGAGAGCAACTTCGAGCTGTCGGATAATATCCGTAAATGGCAGTATGTTCCCGGCGGCGTCCTTCGTTTTAATTCCGAGCTGATCCATTACGTCCTTCGCCTCGCCGACCGGTTTAATCAGGCGGAGGAGGATCGCGCGGAGCTGCGTACCGGCCATTTCGCCCTGAATACCGGCGTCAGAGAGCCGTCCGATAGCTGCCGCTGTCTGCTCGATAGTGACTCCGGTGGACGCTGCGATAGGAGCTGCGTATTTCATAGCGTAGCCCAACTGCTCCATACTCGTATTGCTCGACGTAAAAGCCTTCGCCATTACATCCGTTACATGGCCGGTCTTTTCGGCATTGAGTCCGAACCCCGTAAGAATATTCGAAGCAATATCCGCTGTCCGTCCGAGGTCCATCTGAGCAGCGGCGGCGAGATTGAGTACGCCGGGCATTGCCGCGATAATTTCGTTGGTCTTAAAACCGGCAATAGCGAGGTATCCCTGAGCATCTGCGGCTTGACCTGCCGTAAACACTGTCGTAGCCCCAAGCTCTAACGCCTGATCTTGCAGCCGTTTAAACTCCGAAGCCGTCGCACCGGACACCGCTTTAACTTTCGCCATACTCTGCTCGAAAGTGGCCGCCGCTTCGACTGACTTCGTAATGACCGCCGCGTATGCCGCAGTCAATGCCGTAAAAGCCACGCCCAGTTTCGTAACCGCAGACGTAGCTTTACCGTCAAACTTATCCAATCCGTCTCCGGCCGAGTTAAGGCTATCCTCCAGCTCGTGGATTTTCGAAGCCGTCGCGTCGGACTGCTTAGTCAGCGAGAGCAACGCCGCCTCCGTACTGACGATCTTATCGTTAATCTTCGCCTTGGCTCCGTCCTCAAACGTTTCCTTATACTGCCTCTGTAACTCCGCAAGCTTCCGCCTCTGTATATCCGCCCGCGCGTTAACGTTGTCGAGAGTGGCCGCCAGCTTATCGATGTTATCCCGAGTTTCCGACATCTTCTTAAACGCCGCCGTCGTCTGCTTCGCATTTTCTGTCACGCCGGTTAAGTCCTGTTTCGCACGATCCATGCCCGCCCTAAAGTTTGCCGCGTCCAATTCGAGCCGCGCCTTAATCGCACCTATTTCCGTTGCTGACACTTATTACGTACCTCCTTTCGTCCGATTTCCGATCTTGCCGCGTAGCTTTTCGAGCGCGCTCCGGTCAAGACGGTCCGCTTGTTCGGCAGGCTCCGCTCCGTCTCCGGTTATCAAATCGGCCCGTAATTGATCGACAAAACGCCCGTACACGTCCTTATCTGTGCACTGGCTCATTGACCCGATTTGTAACGCCATCAAGCGGTTCTCCGCCGTCTCTGCCGCTTTGTACCGGAGCAATTCCGGCAGGTCGATCATGTAAAACTCCGATTCAAGTACGATTTGACTTACGCCGAGCCGGACGGCCGCGCCCATTAGCCATTCGTCAAGCGTTAATTGCTTGCCACGCCGCCCTGAACCGGACCCGTTTTGAACCGGCCGAGAGCGGCTTTGACGTTTTTTAGCGTCAACTCCAAATCGTTCTTCTCCGCTGTCAGACGGATGAATTCGAGAACATCGTTAATGGTCGCATGCTCCTCGATGTACTCTGCGTCAAGCTCCGTAAGCACCGATACGATACGGATTGCTTCGTCTGCTACAAGCTGTAATGCAGCCATTACGGTTGCCGTGAATTGCTCCGAACCACGCGCAGCAAGCATCGTAATAGCAATTTGAGGTAACGCCTCCACTACGTCAAAAAGCTGCCGCCATTTAGCGATAGTTAGCTTCGGAACGGGGACCGTTTTGTCTCCGATAACCACCGAGTCGGCATCGGATTTATTAAATAATCGTGAAATCACGTTCATTTTCGTGTTTAGCTCCTTTCGGGTACAAAAATAGCGGCCCCGTTAAGAGCCGCCTGTTTACTTGATTATTCGCTTACTCTTCCGCGTCAGGATCGCCGAAGGAGATTAACAAACCGTTCTCGTCCGGAAATGCTCGGAATGTCGTGTTTGTTACGAGTTCATTATCGTAGCTGTACGTATAGTTGAGATTGGTTTGCGGGGCCGCCTTATGGAGAATCACCGTATTCTCAACGGTCGCATTGTAATCAAGCGGCTCAAGTTTGACTTTCTTCGCGTAAGGAAACAGCCGCTGAATGACGAGTGCATTTACGTCAACACGCTTCTTTGTCGGGTCGGTCCCGTCGACTACCAACTTTGCTCCCGGAATAATCGCCGCCAACTTTTCCAAATCGTGCTCTACGATTGGGACCGCGATCGAAGCCGTGCGGCCCGTGATAATTACGTCGGCTGGCGTCGATCCTAGTTGATCCACCGGTACGTCCCGCGTCGTCTCCTCGTATGTCAGCACAACGCCGCCCTGCGTCTGCGCAAACACAACCGGTTTAGTCCCGCCAAAATCGAATGTTACCTTGCAAGGGCCGAGCTGAATTTTATCCGCGTTTACCGCCATGTGTTATTTCCCCCTTGTTATCTGTCCGCAGCACAAAAACGGCCAACCCGAAGGCTGACCGTATAGCTACGTTTATTTAATTGTTGAGTAATCGCGCCGTAAAATTGACGCTGTATTGTGCCCGCCTATTGTCGTCCACGCCGAGATATAACGGAATAGGCTGATCGGCAAACGTCGCTACAATACGTTGGCTGCCGATAGTAAACGCCCGCCGTTGGTGATACGTATCCCATATTGCCTGTGCCGTCGCCTCCGCCTGAACCGTAGTCTTCGCACGAACTACAACTTGGAACGAAGGCCGAAGCTGCGGCGTCCATTGCGATGGAGCAAACCCGCCAGTGATCCGTACATACGCCGAATTGTCTGCGCCAGTAGCCGGAAACTCGTTGATATAGTACGTGTAAGGTACGGCGGCTTCCACGTTTGTTTTTAATTCCGCTATCGTAAACACGCGTTACATCAACTCCTTCCGAATCGCGGCGGCAATCTCGTCACGATACCGCTCGGCATTTTCCTTTAGCGGCCTTTCGAGGTACTTCGGTTGCGTGCCGGGCGTGGTCGGATTCTTAAATTCGCCCATCTCATGGGTCCTGAGCGCGTAATTAAAACGGCCATTTCCATTATTTTCGACCACGCTGTAATACACCTCGCCCGTGACTACTCCGTCCGACTCCGTAACCTCTGACCAGGCCATCATACGGAGAATCCCTTTATCCAGCGGAGCCAATTCGCGGGAACGACGAAGTAAATTGTCCATTGCGTCATGCATTCCGTCCTTGGCTGCGGCTGCCGCTTTCTTTTGAGTAATCGCCACGGCCGCCGTAAACCCCTTCGTATCAAACGTAATGCTCATTTTACATACACCACCGTTAGTATCGTTTTACCATTCAACCACCGTTTCCGCTCCGTCTTTATCGCGCCGTATCGACGGGTCATGCCACTCTCGTCCGTATATTCGTATTCGGCTGCATCGTCTACCAGCGCAAATTTATCGAAGAGTATCCGGGCTGATGCTACAACGTCACGGCCGAGCCGGTCCGATACAACTTCCGTTTTATCCTCGAATCGGCACCTCAACGTAAATGGATCGGAACCAGGCGTCGGGTTATTCGGGTCGTCCGAGTCCGGAGGATATACGGTTACTTGCTGCCGCAGCGAAATTCCCATCGGCATTGTCTGCCACCTCCTATATCACGGTCCAGCGGATTGCCCGCCGGGACAGCGATATTCCGCCGTTTTCGGCCGAAATCAAATCGAGGACCGTATCGGATATCCACGCGTCAAGTCCGGATTTGGCCCAATCCTTAAACGTCATGGATGCGACGCCGGTCAGGGAAAACGCCGCGACGCCCTGCTGCTGTAGCCGGTTAGAATCGTTAAATGCGATGGATAATTCGTTGCCAAACTCGTACACTGCGTTGTCTGGTATCGTAAGTTTCGGGTATTTGGTCGTCAAGTGACGAGACGCGACGTTTAGTATCCGCTGTTTTCTCGCTTCGTCACTATCCGACCAGTCCTCCGAGTCGATACACCATTCCGCAATGTACGAATCTGCGTCCGTAATATTAACCGCCATAAGCCGTTACCTCCTTATTTACCGGAGGATTTACGGCGGGATGTCGGCTTCACTTCCGGCTTTGTCCCCGCTTCCTCCGGTTTAATCTCATCTTCCTCGGATACCTCCGGAATATTAGCGGCCTCGTCAGGCGCTGGGTTCTTAACCTCACTAATCCGCGTAATCCATTTCGGGGCGAGTTCGTCCAGTACCGCGATTTCCGCCTCATCTTCCGTTCGGTACTCGCCAAACCAATTAAATCGTACCGTCTTGCCTTCGATGTCGACCGCGTAATGAGACGGTCCTTGATACGTTACCAATCATTACACCTCCGTTTTGGTTTACGTTAAAAAGAGGGCCGCGAAGCCCTCGTATAACCTTCGTTTATGATACCGATGTGCTAATGTTTTCGAGAATCGCGATTTTTTCCTTCGCATTTTTAACGGTGATACCATACTCCCCACGAATCTGGCGAGCCACGAAGTCAGCACCAGGAATAGACGCGTCCACATCGTACAGGCTACGGCCTTGCAGCGGAGACAGTTTAAGAATGCTGCGGTCGAACAGCGCGATTTTGTTAACCGGGAAGTTCGGGTCAACGATGATAGTCGCTTCGTTACCGCCAGTGATGTCAGATACAAACGTAGAAATACGGTGACCCGTAGTCTCGTCGGTACGTACGGTACGGATGGTATCCTTCGCCAATTTCGAGATTTGACGAGCGCCCGCGGTATTCGTCAGGATCGTGTTTACGTTACCTCCACGCAAATAAACCTGCTCCATCAAGTCGTTAATCGCCTTGGCCGATACCTCTGCGCCAGACAAGTTCTGTTTAGCGGATGCGTTTTTCTCCGCGAAGTACAGCAGACCGCCGGACGTGGACGGAATGCTCTTTTGACCTTGAATACGGCGACCGTAGATCAACCAATCATTCAGCTCGCGCGCCAACTCTTTCAAACGCAGCTCAACTTGATAGTTCAACTCGTTAGTTACGTTGTGTGTACGGACAGCCATTTGTGTACCCGACACGGCCGCGTAACGCTCGATAATCTGCGTAAAGTTGTAATCAGTGTAACGGTCGTGCGCTTCGTCAACGCCAGGCAATGCGCCTTGGAGTTGCGGACGGGATACGATACGAATTCCGTCACCATTAGCGATTGCGGCCGCAGTTGTACCGTCAAATCCACGAACTACTGTGATTGCGTCGGCGTTTACCGCAGTTACTTGCATGTACTCTTCACCAGCTACGATGATAGAGTTGACACGGAACTTCTCGCCGTCGCCTGGTGCTACGTTAAGCGTAGTGTCGGAAGCGCCTGCTGCGGCCACTACGTTTGCACGGTTGGAGTTGAGGTTATCGGACATCCATTCATATTTCGTTTGAAACAGCGGTTCGCCGCCGTTAATACCAACCAGGCCGAGCAGTGTTGGCGCATCGTTGATAATCAGCGAGATACCTGCTTCGAGCTGGCGAACTTGATCCTTAAAGTCGTACGTAAATGTAAATTGAGACATTCGTTATTTCCCCCTTGATTTCTGTTTTTGTGTATAAGAAAAGGCCGACCGTAATTGGCCGACCTCTACTTCAAGTTTGCGAGTGTATTCGATAATTCCACGACTTTGCCGAAATCCTTCCGCTTCTTCGCGTCTTCCAACTGCGCCTCCAGCGTCTTCCGCTGTTCCTGCACCGGATTATTCGGCTCGCCGATTGTCTTCGGCTTGTTTGGCGTAGCCACTTCGACGAGGTACGGTTTCGCCGCGACCAACGCTTCTAACGCCTCTTTTACGCCAGCCACGTTACCTTCGTCATCGACCGTAATTCCCGCCTTATCCGCCAGCAAAAACGCATCTTCCAGCGCATCCGGTCGGATATTAACGGAAGCAGCCGCGAGTTTGAAATCCGCTTTGATTACGCGGTCATTAGCGGCCTTCAATGCTGCTGCCGATTTCCCTTCGGCTTCTTCCGCCGCTTTCTTGGCTGCGGTAAGTTCCGCCTGAACACGTTCCTGCTCCGTCATAGCCGCCTTCTGCCGCTCAGATTCGGCAGTCTCGAACTCCGTAAGCTTCGATTTCAGTTCGTCGTAATCCGAAAACTTTTTACGTTCCTGTCCGAGTCGTTTCGCAATAAGCGCGTCCAATTCGTCCTGCGTCATCGTGAGCGGTTTCGGTTCTGGTTCGGTAATGGGCGACATTGGTTCCGGATCAGGATCGCCTTCGGAAAACGTCTGCAAATCGAGTGTAAGCATGTATTTACGTTGCATATCTTCGTTAGTCATTCGTGTACCTCCAACCGTTTAAAGCCCGTCGGCTATCGTATCCGCGCAGTTTAACGACATGTGCGTTCGGTCGGTCTGTTGGCTATTGCTGCAAGCTTTCCGGATTTCGTATCGGTGTGATTACATGTCGGCAGTTGGGATGAAATATTTCCCGTCGAGGCAGGTCGAGAAAATACGGATAATCCCCCGGAGCCTCCATCGTAAGCTTCACGATACGTCCTTCCCACCGCGAGCAGGCGTCCGTTGCGCCATGTCGCGAAATAACTCCGTAAAATACTCCGCGCTGTACTGCTTCATTTGCGGTTGATTCCCGATGCGCCTCCGCCATTTTGGTCCGCGTAACCATATCGACGTACGTTTCCGGCTTCCATCGGCGGCCGCCTGCTGAAATAGCGATTTTATCCGTAGTGTCACCTATAATCTTACGTACTTCAACCATTGTTTCGCGATTAATCGTCTTACGCCCGTTGATTCCGGCCGCCATATTCTCACGCATAACTGTTGCCGAAGCTCGCCGTATTGCAAT